GCGGACCACCGCCATCACCAAGCCGCTCGCAGCCGACGAGCTGAACGCCGCCCTGCGGGAAGGCAGCCTCGTCCTCTTCGACAAGGAGACCATCGCAGAGCTGCGGACCTACGTCCGGGACGACGGGAACAAGATGTCCGGCAGCCCCTTCGACGACCGAACCATGTCGATGATGATCGCCTGGCAGATGGTCAAGCACGTGTTCCTCCAGCAGTATCAACCGAAGCGGGAACCTGGACCTGGCACGATGGGGTACTTCGAGAAGCAGCTCTATGGTGAGCTGCCATCCTTCGAGTCCCGTACCCACCGACCGCCCGAAGTACAACCGATCGGGGCGAACCTGTCCCGCCGACCCACGAGGTGAACATGGCCAACCGGCTCGACAACCAGCGCCCGCCCGCCGCCGGGCGGACCCACAAGCGACTCAGCTCCCGCAACCAGACCCGGGGCTACCTCAACGGCGCCCACGCTCAGTGGGGGGACGCCCAGCGTGTCTCCGCTCTCCCGGCTGACGCCCGCCCCTCCGACGCCTACCCGGTCGGCTACCCGACTATCACCGCCTCGGACGGCACCAACGCCGCCCGGCTCGGACCGCTCGGCTTCGTGGCCAACCCGCAGACCGCCTGGACCACTGGCCAGGGCATCGCCGTGATGGGCTTCGCCTTCAACTGGTCGGGTGCCGCCTGGGCGGCCGGGAACCACGCCTGATGCCGTGCACAACCTGCGGCGTCAAGCCCGCAGAGGCCGGACACGACGAGTGCTTCCGCTGCAGAGTCTCCTCAGTCGGTTTCACCTGGCGTGGCGGTGGGGGAACCACCCGAGAAACCTTCTCCAGCCGGACGACTACCGAGTGGCTGAACGAGCACGTCGGCTTCGATCACGCTGACCAGATCAGGTCGGAGAGAATCATGCCAACCAAGGAGTTCGGGTGAAGCAGAGCGAGCTGCTGTCGTTCTACCGCCAGGAGGTCCGGCGGTCGAAGCGGTGGCGCTCAGACGAGGGCTACGACAACGACTGGAAGCGGTACATCGACCTGTACCGAGGCAAGCAGTACGACGCCCCGTCCCCGCATGCGCCCAACTCGGGCGACCGGCTCATGGTCAACCTGATCTTCTCGACGATCAACGTGATGGCCCCCAGCGTGGCCGTCAACAACCCTCGCTTCGTCGTCAACGCCCGCAAGCCAGAGACCGCCCCACAGGCGATCGTCGTGGAAGAGGTGCTCAACTACCTGTGGCGTCAGAACCGGTGTCAGGACGAGTTCCGCCTGGGGGTCAACGACAACCTCGTCGTGGGTCATGGCTGGCTCAAGTGCGGCTACAAGTTCGTCAAGCCTCCCGAGGAGAAGAAGGTCGACGGCGTCGACACCGACCCCAACGAAGATGGCGGGGACGTCGGGATCGATGACCGTGAGCCGATCGTCGGCAACGTCGAGTCCGAGATGTACGTCTACGAGGACCGCCCGTTCGTGGAGCGGATCTCGATCTTCGACATGTACGTCGACCCTGACAGCCGCCACCCCAAGGAGATGTGCTGGATCGCACAGCGCATCTGGCGCCCCATCCAGGACGTGCGGGTCGACAGCCGCTACAGCCCGAGCGCCCGCAAGAAGGCCTCCGCCAAGAGCTGGAGCCGGTGGACATCAGGCGACGGCAACGGCGACGGCCGAGACGACAAGCCCCAGAAGGGCCCCAAGTCCTGGTGCGAAGTCATCGAGTTCTACGACATCAAGCGCCGCACCGTCAGCACGTTCAGCCTCGACGGGGACGACGTCGAGAACGACGACAGCGGCTTCCTGATCAAGCCGCAGCCGATGCCCTACGCCATGGGCCACCCGTTCGAGATGCTCCGCAACTACGAGGTGGCGGACAACTTCTACCCGATCGGTGACGTCCAGCAGATCGAGCCGCTGCAGCTGGAGCTGAACAAGACCCGCACCCAGATGATGCAGCACCGGGCCCGCTTCCAGCGGAAGTGGCTCTACATGAAGGACGCCTTCGACCGGGACGGGCTCACCGCTCTCACCTCCGACATCGACAACACGATGATCCCTGTCATGTCGGACAAGATCGGGGACACGATCATGCCGATGCCTGCGGTCATCACCCCGACCGACTTCTACGACCAGTCGGGGCTGATCACCAACGACATCGACAGGGTCTCTGGCGTGAGCGACTACCAGCGGGGTTCGGCTCAGACGTCGGTCAAGCGCACCGCCACCGAGGCCGCCATGATCCAGGACTCGGCCAACGCCCGGTCGCAGGACCGCCTCGCCCGCATCGAGCTGTCGCTCGCCCGCCTCGGGGAGCGGATCATCGGCCTCATGCAGCAGTACATGACTGGCGAGCAGGTGGCTCGCATCGTCACCATGCCCGGTCGGGCCTGGGTGCCCTACGACGCCGACTACATCCAGGGCGAGTTCGACTACGAAGTCGCCGCCGGATCGACCGAGCCGATGAACGAGACGTTCCGTCGCCAATCTGCTCTGCAGCTGGTCGACGCCTCGATGCCGTTCCTGGAGATGGGCGTGGCCAACCCCTACGGCCTCTACATGAACATCCTCCAGAAGGGCTTCGGGGAGAAGAACGTCCAGCAGTACATCCTGCAACCCCCGCAGGGTGCCCCGGTTGAGGAGGGCGCACCGCCACCGCCCGGCGGTGGCCCACCTCCCGGGCAGGAAGGCATGCCGCCCGAACAGGGCATGCCGCCCCAGCAGGGGATGCCGCCCGACCCCACCGGCCAGCTGTCCCAGCCCACCCAGGGCCCGGCGCCGATGGACCCCGGGAGCGAGATCCCGCCTGAGTTGCTCATGCAGATGATGGGCAGCAACGGCGCCATCCAGTAGCCATCCTCGCCAGATCTCCCTGGTCGTGCTTATGATTGCTCTCCAGCACACAGGAGCAAGCCAGGAGGACCTCTGAGTGAGCATGGATGACACCCCCGTAGAGGGGTTGGAGCCCACCGAAGTGGAGCCCGGTGACACCGGAGAACTCGACGTCGAGGGCACGCAGGCCGAGGCTGTAGAGCCAGAGCCCCGTCAGTACGTCGAAGTCGATGACCCTGACAACCGGTTCGTTCCGGTCAAGGTCAACGGCGAGATCGTGGAACTCCCCTTCCGGGAAGTCGTCGATGGGTACAGCCGCACAGCGGACTACACCCAGAAGACGCAGGAAGCCGCCGCCCTCCGCCAGCAGGCAGAGTACGGGCTCCGCATCCAGCAGGCGCTGGAGCAGGACCCGCAGATGGCGATGCGGATCCTGCAGGCGCAGTACGGCCAGCCCGAGGCACCGCAGCAAGCGGCAGCCCCGGTCCGACCAGACTTCGATGATCCACTGGAAGAGAAGGCTTGGGAGCTGGAGCAGCGCTACAACGAGCTGCAACAGCGCTTCGAGCAGTCCGAGACTGACCGGGTCGTGGCACAAGCAGTCGGAAACCTGCAGTCGACGTTCCGACTCAGCAACGATGACGTGTCGGCGGTCCTCCAGACCGCCTACCAGATGAACCTCGGAGTGGAGGCCTTCCCGCAGATCTGGAAGGCCATCGCTTACGACCGGCTCGAAGCCAAGGTCCGTGCCCAGCAGGCCGCCTCACAGCAGCAGCAGGAATCAGACCAGAAGCGACAGTCAGCCGCAGCGGCAGCAACGAGGACCATCGCCCCGAACACCTCGGGTGGTAACGGACTCACGCAGGAGTTGGACGTCAGCAACCAGCGCATGACGCCCCGTGAAGCGGTTGAGGCGGCTCTCGCCCAGCTCAACCTCTGACGGGGGCTCCACCTCTTACACAAGGACTGAACCATGGCTCTCGCCTCCCATACCCCAGCAACGTGGGACACCATCCTGTCCACCACGATGCACAACTACCGGAAGACGTTGACCGACAACATCTTCCAGGGTCGCCCCCTCCTGGAGCACCTGATGTCGAAGGGTCGTGTCCGCACGATCGACGGCGGCATCAGCATCGTCGAGCCTCTGCTGCTCGGCCCGGGTGAGGCCAACTCGTATGGCCCGTGGCAGCAGCTCGCTGTCAACGCCGTGGCTGGCATCTCCGCTGCTCAGTACACCTGGAAGCAGATCTACGCCACGATCATCATCTCCGGCCTGGAAGAGGCCCAGAACAACGGCAAGGAGCAGATGGTCAACCTGCTCGAAGCCAAGATCATGCAGGCCGAGGAGACCCTCCGCCAGGTGCTGTCCCAGATGATCTGGGGCACCCGAGGCGGCGCCGCCCTCGCCACCGACTTCACGGCGTTCACCACGCTCATCGACGCCACGGGCGCTGCGGGCGGGATCACCCCGGCTGCCGGTCCGGCGCCGGAGAACAACTGGCGCAGCCCGACCTGGGACGCCACGGCGAACACCGGCGTCGATGCCACCGGCACGGCGATCACCATCCCGGGTGCTGCCATGACGGCTCCCTACGACGGTTCCGAGGTGGAGCGTGTGCTCCGCCACATGTTCATGCTGGCCAGCGATGGCGGCGGAGACATGCCGGACGGCCTCTTCACCGGCCTCGGCTGGTACTCGGCCTACGAGGCGTCGCTCACCCCGCAGGTGCGCTACACCGACACGGCGAAGGCCAACCTGGGCTTCCAGAACATCCTGTTCAAGAACGTCCCGCTCACGTGGGACCCGGATGCCCCGACCGGCACGGCCCTCGGGATCAACTCGAAGTACATCGGGATGACCCTGCACAGCGAGCGCAACTTCGCTCAGTCGCCGTTCACGGCCAACCTGTCCGGCTCGGTCGCCTCGACGGCCAACGCCAACCCGGGTGCCACCGCAGCGTCCCCGGCGGCCAACGCCATCGACGCTCGGGTGTCGTTCATCACCACGTACGGCAACACCACGACCCGCCAGCGGCGCCGCAACTTCAAGATCACGCTGGCCACGTTCAGCTGACCACACTGGGAGCCAGGCCGGGGACGCCTGGCCTGGCTCTTAGTCATTCAAGGAGGAACGATGCCGACTCTCGGATGGAACACCGAGCAGGCCGAGCAGGCCAGCAAGCAGAGCCGACCACTGCAGGTGGCGCACGGCGAGGGCCGGGTCCTGCAGCACGCCCTCAAGGGCGAGCCGCTGAGCAAGGTCGGCGCCATGAACCAGCACATCGAGGGCTCGGCCCCGGCTGCCCACTACAACGGGTACGCCCCCTACAAGGACCCGAACGCCGTCGAGCCGCCTGACCGCACCAAGCGCTGCAAGGCCAACGACGACACCTGCATGGGTTGGGCAACGTCCTCCGGCTTCTGCCGACCCCACTCGGTCGGAGTGGCTGAGTCCTTCAAGCGGGCCGAGTGAACACCCAGGAGATCCGGGACTACGTCCGGGCCCACCTGGAGGTTGACGACGAGGAGCTGCCCGACACGGTCCTCAACGTGTACCTGCAGGACGCCTTCGACCGGACCATTTCGATGGACAACCGTTGGCCCCGCAACGAGCAGACCTACAGCGTCTCCAAGGTCCCCGGCAACCTGACAGTCTCCCTCCCGGCTGCGCTCAACGTCCCGACCATCATGTCGGTCACCTCGACGCTCAACGGCTACCGGATCGCCATCATCGCCCACGAGAACGCTGAGGACATGTTCGTCCCCAACTACACCGAGGGCGGCGGACAGCCGGTCTACTGCTCGTTCTGGGGTGGGCAGATGTACCTGTGGCCCAAGGTCAACCTCGACGACAGCTACGACGTGACCATCCGGGCCTACGCCTCGCCGGTGTGGACCGGCGGCGCCTCGGACATCCCCGACCTCGACCCCCGGTTGCACACCGCCCTGGCCTACTACGCCATGTCGCTGGTCTACGCAGCCCAGGAGGACGAGGTGCTGGAGGGCGTCTACATGGCCCGCTGGAACCGAGATGTCACCCAGACCATCAAGACGATCATGGAGCCAGTCCACAACCACCCGCTCGTGCTGCACGGCGGGAACCCGGTCGGAGGCTGGCCCTCGTTCGTCGTGAACCTCCCGCCGGGTAGCTGATGGCCAACCGTCTGGAGCCGATCGACCTGGTGTCGTTCGTCGGAGGTCTCAACCTCCGACGCAACCAGTTCCAGCTCGCTGACGACGAGTCGCCCGACCTGCTGAACGTAGACGTCGACCCGAGAGGCGGCTTCTACACCCGCCAGGGCTGGGCTCGTTGGAACCCCAGCGACGTCGTCACCGTTGCCACCGCCACCACCTGGCAGCCCCGCAACGCCTTCGTGCACGACACCTCGACGCCGGGGACCCAGTACGTCTACGTCGTCAACGGGCCCGAGGTCTACATCGGGGACGGGGCTGGCGCCTTCACCAACCTGTCGACCCTGCCCGACGCCACGGGCGACCCGCACCGGGTCGACTTCTCGGCGTGGGGCGACGACGTCTACATGGCCCTCGGCGCCGCCACCGGCGTCTGGCGCCAGAACCTGGTCGCCGCCCCCGCCGCCATGGACGTTGATGACTGGTCGGAGATCGACGCCCCCAACACGGGGACCTTCCCGTCGTCCACCTACATCGAGGACCACGGCGGCTACATGTGGTGCGCCGACACGCTGGAGACGGGCATCCGCCGCCGCAACCGTGTGCGCTGGTCGCACCCCGGCGTGCCCGACGCCTGGCGTCAGGATGACTTCCTCGACATCGACCAGGGTGGCGGCTACATCACCGGGCTCATGTCGTTCAACGACCACCTGGTGGTCTTCAAGACCACCGGCATCTGGGCCATCTACGGCGACGCCAACCTCGGCACCCAGCAGATCAACAACCCCTCCGAGCACATCGGGGCCAACGCCCTCACCGGGATCACCAAGTCCTCGCAGGCCGTGTTCTTCCACTCCACGTTCGAGGGCGGAGGCATCTTCGCCTACACCGGGGGTCAGCCCGTCCTGATCTCCGAAGCTCTCCGCCCCGCCTTCGAGGCGATGCACGCCCCCCACAATGTGTTCGTCTCGTGGGCGGGTCGGAGATTGTGGGTGGCTGTCCCCTGGCACAAGGACCAGGGAGAGAAGCCCGATCCCACCACCCTGTTCGTCTACGACGCTGACGTCGGCAACGGCTCCTGGACGATGTACCGCTCCGAGTACGGGGCGGTCGCCACCGTCCTCGACGGCAGCGACACCGAGGGCCGCTACCCGCTGGCAGCGTTCTGGTCCCCCTCCACCGCTGCGCTCGTCACGCTCGACTTCAACCTGGAGGCGTACGACGCCCTCCTCCTCAACCAGACCATCGGCGTCACCCCCGGCACCGACCCGCTCGACCCGCCCGACTATCTCGTGACCGGCGGAGACGACGAGGTCATCGTGGGCGGCGGCACCTTCCAAGGCCAAGAGTTCGCCAGCTACTACCGCACCCGGTGGCTCCACGCCGGGTGGCCGGACCGCAAGAAGTCGTGGCGCCGCCCCACCTTCATCTGCCGTGAGGTCCCTCAGGACACCGACCTGCTGGTCGAGGTGTACCGGGACTACGACGAAGCCAACATCGCCCGCTCCCGCACACTCCACTTGCGTTCAGGCGGCGGGTCGTACTGGTCCGATACGGGCTTCGACTCTGTCGACGTCCCCGGCTTCGACTGGACGGAGTTGGGTGGCGCAGATCCAAGCGGCCGTGGAGCAGACTGGGGACAGGCAGCGTCAGGTTCCCGCCTCATCAGGGGCGGCTCGATGGGAGCAGCAAAGGCAGTGCAGATGAAGATCCAGGCCTCCGGGGTCAGCCCCCGTAAGAAGTGGGGCGTGGACGCCATCGTCGCCAAGATCGTGATGCGGAGATTCCGATGAGCAAGATCACTCTGCAGTACACGATCGTCAACCTGACGCCCGCCGACGCAGTCCCCGTCCAGGCCAACTTCGCTCGCATCGAGTCGCACATCAACCAGGAAGTGGTCGAGCGTGGCGGCTCGGTCGCCATGACCGGTCAGCTCAAGCTGGTCGGTAACCCGGTGGCGACCGACGACGCAGCCTCCAAGGGCTACATCGACGGGCTCTTCCCGATCGGATCGATCTGGGGCTACGGCGGCAGCACCGACCCGGCAGGCGGCGTGTGGATGCTGTGCGACGGCCGAGAGCTGGAGCAGGCCTCGTTCCCCTCACTGTTCTCGGTGATCGGCACCAGCTTCGGCAGCGGCTCAGCGGGCCGGTTCAACCTGCCAGACATGCGGGGTCGCATGCCAGTCGGGGCTAGCGGCCTGGACGCCATCGGTGTCGCAGGTGGCGTGCGGGACCAGCCGGTCCCGACCCACACGCACACCATCGACCACACCCACGCTGGCTCCAACACGGGCTCCAACAGCGTCGACCACGCCCACGGCATCTCCTTCGGCTCCGGCACGATCTCCAACGATCACCAGCACTACCTGGGCTTCGGCAACCTCTACCGCCAGACAGGCCTGCCGCCCGACAACGTCACCACCTTCGGCATCCGCATCGGTGACGGCATCCAGATCAACATGGAGTTGGTCAACTCCAGCGCCATCGCTACCGGCGGCGCCACCTCCAACCACACCCACGCCATCAACGGTGCGACACAGGGCGTGAACACCAACCACACCCACAGCTTCAGCACTCCGGCCTTCAGTGGTAGCACCGGGGCCACAGGAGTGGCCGTAGCCAACGGCAACATGCCGCCCTACCGGGCGATGAACTTCATGATCAAGGTGCGCTGACGACCATGGCACTCGACGGGTACGGCGCCAACATCGGGCAGTACGACGCCCAGGCATCAGACCTGCAGTACCGCTACAACACCGACCGGGCCAACAACGCCTACGGTCGCTTCCTCAGCCAGCAGCGAGGCAGCCGCACGCTCAGCGACATGAGCACCAACTACAACCGGGGGCTGCCCAACGTGCGAGCGGGCTTCGCACAGAGCGGGCTGGCAGGCCCCGGCATTCAGAGCGGTGCGATGCGCCGCTCGATCGGCAACTACCTCAGCGACTACGCCCTGCAGTACGGCCGTGCACAGCAGGACGCCCAGCAGGAAGCCGCTCAGTACGATCAAGGGGGAGCGCAGCTCGACAGCTACTACCAGCAGCAGCTGGCTGCCATCCAGCAACAGAAGCAGACTGAGATCGCCAACACGGCAGCGTCGATCGAAGCTCTGCGTGGGATCTTGGGAGGTCTCTGATGGCTCCGACCGCCGCACAGCGCAGGCTCCAGTCGCTCAACGACACCCCTGCTGACCGTGCCGAGGCTGCAGCTCACGCTGCGACTAACCAGGCTTACGCCGCCCAGGGTCGCACGCCGACCTACCAGAACTACCTGGACGAGCGGGTCGGCTACATCAACGCTCTGGCTGCCCAGCAGAAGGCTGCGGCGGCCCCCAAGAAGCCGGTCTACACAGCCCCCAAGAAGACGACGACGAGCCGTGGCTACAGCGGTGGCGGAGGCGGCGGCGGCGGCGGCGGTGGCGGTGGTGCGGCCAACCCGCTCATGTCTCAGTCGATGGTGGACTGGATGGCCAACGTGCTGCGCTCCGGCAAGCCCGGCGGCCAGACCTACTCGGCTGTCGACCTGCCTGACGCCCCGGCCTTCAACCCTGCCGCCTACGACCAGGCGATGGCCGCCTGGGGCCAGGCCGGTCAGTCCGACCAGGGAGTCATCAACAGCTCCCGGGACAACATGCTCAACTTCCTGCAGAGCAACTACCGCAACGCCTACGCCGACCCAAGCGTTGGGTCAGGCGGCACCCCGCTGGGCATGGACCCGGCGCAGCTGCAGCGGCTCATGCAGATGCAGGGCGTGCAGACCCAGGGCAACGGAGCGCTCCAGGAGATCGCTGGTGAGGCTGCACGGGCTCAGGCCATGGGCGGGGACTGGCGTCAGGCGATGTCAGCCAACGAGGAGCAGGCCCAGCGCAACCGCATCTCCGGCGCCAACCAGTCGGCCGACTACTCGACCAACGCCCTCAACGCTGCCATGCGGGGCGGCAACCTGCAGATCGGCCAGGCCCGCAGCCAGGCCGAGGCGGCGGCGCAGCAGCAGGCCTGGCAGGCACAGGTGGCGGAGATGCAGTTCAACGCCCAGCGCCAGGACCAGATCAACGCCGCCAACGCATCGAGCAGCGACAGCTACCGCAACGCTGTGCTGCAG